ATGCGGAGAGCTGGCCAAGGATCCCGAATTCAAGACCAAGCAGCCGGTCGGCCGCATCGTGTCGTACTACCAGAAGGACCTGGTCAACGCCGGTCTCTTCACTATCGAGAAGTAACCCGCCCACCCAAAGGACCTCCATCCTTCACGCAGGACCGCTCCCCGCCTGGGGTATCAGGGGAGCACCTTACACGAAGCGTTCTCATTGAGTGCGTTTCGCCTTAAGGTTAACCAACAAGGAGCTCATCATGCAAGTTCGCGTAGTTAAGCGCGGTGATGATCTTGTTCTCCAGCAGCTCGTCCAGGTCGAGGAGACCGACGAAGATGGCAACGTTGTTGCTCGTCCGCTGGTGTGGCAAGACGTACCCACTGTCGAAGAGGAGTAAGCCATGGCCCAGTGTTACTGGTCTGGTAATCCGCTGCCGAAAGACGGCTTCAAGGCTCTGGACACGGCTAAGAACAATCAGAAGACGTCTCGTGCGGCTCCGATTGCGATGAAGCCGAAACACCCGGCCCCGATCACCTCGTAAGACCTCCAACTAGTTTTCGCGGGCTCCGGCCCGCTCTTTTAACCAACAAGGAGCTCATCATGCAAGTTCGCTACGTCAAGCGTGGTGATGATCTTGTTCTCCAGCAACTCACGCTGGTGTGGCAAGACGTCCCCACAGTGGAAGAGGAGTGGGTCATGTCCAAATGCAAATGCAACTGGAGCGGTAACCCCATTCCGCAGGACAGCTTTCGGCCTTTGGATACAGCAAAAACAAGCGTGAAGTCTTCACAGACCAATTCGCAGGTGGTAACCAAACCGAAACACGCCCCCCATTAGTTAAGTAGCAGTTGCCAGTCTCTCCATACTGGCTTTTCGCGGGCTTCGGCCCGCTCTTTTAACAACAGTGAGATAGCTTCATTATGGCAAATATACGCGGCAAAACCATGGACAACACCCACTTGTCCATCGATCAAGCCGAAACCCGTGGGTTCATTCATCGTGACTATATTGCGCACTGTCTGCGTTGGTCGCATGTGGCAAAGTTCATGGGCGAGAAATCTCGCTACAAGACTGCAGACCTGCTCGACATCGGTTGCGGCCGGGATCTTCCCCTGCTTCGGCTGCTGTATAGCAGCAAGATGATTCCTGATACTGGTAGCTATACCGGCATTGACATCAACAAACTCGAAGCCCCCTTCAACCTTGGTCGCTACCCGCACGAACTCGTCGGGCAAACTGACGTCTGTGAATGGAACGATAATGGCTCAACCTTTGCGGTAATCACCTGCTTCGAGGTACTCGAGCATGTTGAGCCGGAGCACAGCTTCCGTATCCTCCAAAGGATTGCGAGTCTACTTGAGGATGACGGTCGCGCGTTCTTCTCCACACCGTGCTACGATGCCTCTGTTGGAGCAGCTGGCAATCATGTGAATGAGATGTCATTCGACGGTTTGCACGCACTCATTGATGCCGCCGGTCTTGAGGTCGTGCAAGTCAATGGCACGTTTGCCTCAATTCGTGATTATCAGGGCCAGCTTGAGAAGGATGGCCACGGGCCCCTGTTCAACCGCCTGCGTGACTACTACGATACCAATTACCTGGCGACAATCTTTGCACCCTTGTACCCGCACCTTTCGCGAAATGCGATCTGGCGCGTACGCAAGCCTCAAGGTATCGTCGGTAACAAGCACGAACTCGGCAAGACCATTCCGGCGCTTGCTGACGCCGCAGGTGCTTCGCACTCGTCGTCGGACAAGTGGACCGATTTCATCAACCAACTGCTGGAGAAGCAACATGGATAAGCTCGTCAACGACGTACACGATTTTCACGCCAAATTCGGCCTGGACTCCCTTCAACCCGGTTCTCCGCAGCACATTGATGATGCTGAGTTGGTTCTCATGCGGGCCAACTTTATGCTGGAAGAACTTGTCGAGTACGCGCAGGCTGTTGGCCTTGAGCTGACTGTGACCGAGGAAGGCGTGGAGTTTACCAAAGCTGAGCCGTTCGGTAACGAGCCGGTTCTTCGTGACCTGGAAAAAGCCCTTGACGGCCTCGTCGACCTGGCCTACGTTCTGGCCGGCACCGCGCTCTTCCATGGTTTCGGCAACAAGCACGAACTCGGCAAGACCATCATCGGCGAAGCCTGGCAGCGCGTGCACAATGCCAATATGCGAAAGATTCGCGCCACTAGCGCAGAAGAATCCAAGCGGAAGTCTGGCTTCGACGTAGTGAAACCCGAAGGCTGGCAGCCGCCCAAACTCCACGACCTGGTGGGAGGCAACTAATGACCAAGCCGACAGGGATTATCATTATCGATGGCCCTGACGGCAGTGGAAAGTCAACACTGGCACAGCGGTTGGTAGAGCAGTACGATGCTGAGTATCTGCATCTAACCTACCGCTGGCCGAATAATATGTTCGACTACCACACAGCAGCTATTCATTGGGCGGGGAAACGTTCCAAGGATAAGCTGGTCGTCATCGATCGTTGGTGGATGAGCGAGCTGTGCTACGCAAATGCATACCGCAATGGCTCTAAGTGGCCGTTGATGTATCGCATGTTGGATCGGATAGCACTCAAGTATGGTTGTATATACGTCTATTCACTTCCCGAGAATATCCGAGACCACCTGAATGCCTATGAAGGCCTAAAATTGACCAGGGAGGAGATGTATAAAGACATTTCTCCTGTCGTGATTGAATATCACAAGCTCTGGGACAAGGTAAAGACGTGGCCACACGTACGTCGATACGATTACCAAAAGCACGCGCTTCAGGGCTGTGGGGAGAATACCGTAGACGCGTACGCTGCAGCCCTTGTAGCCGACTTACAGGCTTGGCGTGCCGAGCAGGTTGACCTTGCCCTCGATCCGGCGAACTACAACCTAACGGGGCACATCTCACCGGCGAAGTACCTGCTGGTTGGTGACAAGACGAACCCGCGTAAGCGCCACGGTAAATGGTGGCCATTCCACGATTATGCGGCGTCGAGTCTCCACCTGGCCCAGACCATGGAGCGCTTGGGCATACCTGAGCATGAGTGTCTGTATACCAACTACAACAACTCAAAGGCGGAAACCAGTTACTTGGTACATAACTTCGAGTTGCACACAATTGTATTCGGGTCTGCGGTATTCGATCCACTGGTTCGTGACTTCGGCGGCGGCTCCAAGGCGTGGAAGATTCTTTCCAATCCACAGAACGTCGTTCACCCTGCGTACGACCTTCGGTTCAGGAGTGGTAAGACACTAGCCTGTGACCTCGGCAGCGCAGTTCTAAGATCTGAAGCATACGGGAGGTTTCCAACATGACACCAGTCGATCAGCTGATATTGCATATACCCGATAAGGGGCTATACGGTGATTGTCAACGAGCCAGCATTGCTAGTCTGCTCGATCTACCAATTGACGAAGTACCACACTTCCTGTTTGACAATACGCAGGACACTAACGAATTTAACGCCAGAATAAATAGGTTTCTAGCACCCCATGGTCTTGGCCACCTAGAGGTTTGTGCTTTTGAGTTTACGCTATGGCACCCACAAACCTATCACCTCATCTACGGACCAACAGATCGAGATACCTGGCACGCCGTTGTTGGACGCAATGGCGAAATAATTCATGACCCACACCCAAGCAAATCTGGTCTCGACGCCGCTCGTCGGGCGGAGTGGACATACGGGTTCTTAATCGCTACAAGGAGGTTTCCAACATGACAGACGTCAATCTAGCCTGGACAGCTCTGCTCGAGAACATCATGAGCGCAGGCCATCTCACTCATCCACGTGGAGTGCCCACCAAGGAGATTCTCGGTTGTAAGTCGGTTATTTCCATGTGCAATCCCGTGATCACCATCAACGAGCGGGCGCTCGGTTATCGCTTCCTTCCAGCTGAGGCTGCATGGATCATCGGCGGCTACAACACCGTTGACGACATTCGCCCGTACTCCAAGGCCATCAGCAACTTCTCCGATGATGGTGCGTTCTTCTTCGGCGCGTATGGTCCGCGTATCAAAGACCAGTTGCCACATGTTATCGCAGCCCTACGTCGAGACTTCGATACCCGGCAGGCTGTACTCACTATCTGGCGCGAATCGCCGCCGGCCTCCAAGGACATCCCTTGTACCGTAAGCCTTCAGTGGACTATCCGCGATAACGAGCTCCATTGCTTCGCTAACATGCGGTCATCAGACGCCTGGCTTGGCGTGCCATATGATTGGTTCAACTTCTCGATGGTCAGCGCCTATCTGCTACTGTGGCTGCGCAAGCTGGATACAAGGTTTGGAGAGGTGCAGTTGGGCAACTTGCACTTCTATGCGGCTAGCCAACACCTGTACGCTACCAATTGGGATGCTGTTCGAGAAATTCTCGACAAGCCAACATCGTTCTTTACCATCGAGCCACTGAACGTTGATGAGTTCAAACATCCAGAAGACCTCCGTTGCTGGTTATGGACGGTCGCAGATAACGAGTTCATTGGCAACCAACGATTCTTGATGGAGCTGAGGAAATGAGACCTGACCATGCTACCTACTTCATACGAATGGCCGCACTTGTCGCTACGCGAGCGACTTGTCTACGTCGCGCTGTGGGTGCCGTTCTGGTTAATAGCCGCCGCCATGTGCTTGCTACTGGCTATAATGGTGTGGCCGCTGGTCGCCCTCACTGCAACCATCATGACATGTTCGAACCAGTGGGCTATCCTCACGCGTGCCAGGGCGCAACGGCGCCGTCAGGGCAGAAATTAGATGAGTGTGAAGCTATTCACGCCGAGCAAAACGCATTACTGCAGTGCCGCAACGTTTTTGATATTGACACGTGCTACGTAACAGTTAGTCCGTGCATACATTGCGTGAAGCTATTGCTAAACACTAGCTGTAAGCGAATAGTTACGCCAGCCCTGTACGACCAACGAGCAGCAACGCTGTGGACTGACAGCGGTCGTGAACTAGTTATCATCCCTGATGCAATTACGCAGGTACAAATGGAGTTAGATATATGAGCGATTGGCAACCACAAGCAAACTACCCTGACCTGCTTGGCGCCAACTATATCGGCATTGACTGCGAAACCTGCGATCCAAATCTACTTGAGATGGGGCCAGGAGACATTCGCCGTGATGGCAAGCTTGTTGGCATCTCAGTATCGGTACCCGGCTTCAAGGCCTACTATCCGATAGCCCACGAGGGTGGAGACAACCTGCCCAAGGACACGGTCATCCGGTGGCTTAAGCGTCAACTTGCTGGCAATGAGCCAAAGGTCGGGGCGAACATCATTTACGATCTAGGCTGGTTGGAGTCTGAAGGCATCAAGGTGAATGGGCCCAAGCATGACGTGCAGGTAGCCGAGGCCCTCATCTACGAACTCCATGCGTCTTACAGGTTGGAGGCCCTCGCACAGCGCTACCTCGGCGAAGGTAAGGACGAAACCCTGCTGAGGCAGGCGGCCCTTGAGCGTGGTTGGAAGACTGAGAAGCAAGTGAAAGCCAACCTATGGCGTTTGCCTGCTCGGTTTGTCGGACCGTACGCTGAACGTGACGCAGATGCTGCTCGTGAGATTCTCATGCTTCAACTGCCGAAGCTCGAAGAGAACGAGCTCATGGAGGTGTACGACATCGAGTGCCGTCTCATTGACGCTCTTCATGCTATGCGCATGCGCGGTATGCCCATCTCCTATGAGAAGGCTGAACGGGCTGTGGCTGAGCTGACTGCGCGCCAGCAAGAGGCTCAATCGGCCGTTAACCATTTCGGTAGCGGACTCATTGACGTCTGGTCAAATCAGGCGTTGGCCGCTGCCTGTGAGAAAAATGGCTGGGCGTATCCGCGTACTGAGAAGGGTAATCCGTCGTTCACTGCCGACTGGCTGGCAACGGCCGACTCTGACTTCTTTAAGAATGTTCTTCTCGTGCGGCAGTTGAATCGGAGCTCGAATGTATTTATACAGGGCAAGATCCTCAATGCCTCCGTCAAGGGGCGTGTTCATCCGAACTTCAAGCAAACACGTCGAGATGACGGAGGCACAAAGTCAGGACGGTTATCTAGCTCCAACCCCAACATGCAGCAGGTACCAGCACGACACCCCATTCTAGCACCCCTGGTCCGCGGCATCTTTGTTGCAGATGATGGCTACGACTTTGGCATGTTCGACTACTCGCAGCAGGAGCCTCGTGTTACCGTGCACTACGGCTACCTTCGTGGGTACAAAGGGGCTGATGAGGCTCGTGAGAAGTACGTTACCAATCCGCGCACAGACTACCACCAGCTGGTTGCAGACCTTATGGAGCAAGCGTCTGGTCGTGCCTGGGGTCGTAAGGTGGCTAAGCCGATTAACCTGGGCCTGGCTTACGGCATGGGCAAGAACAAACTGGCAGCACAACTCGGCGTTGCCGTTGACGAGTCAGGTCCGATCCTTGACGCCTATCACAAGGCGGTTCCATTTGTACGAATGCTCGGTGACGAGGCCACACGGCAGGCTAAGCGCCGGGGCTACATTCGTACAATCATGGGCAGACGTCGTCACTTCCCTGGTGGTGAGTTCACGCACAAGGCCCTGAACGCCGCCGTTCAGGGCAGCTCTGCTGACATGGTGAAGAAGGCCATCGTCGAAGTACATGAGGCTGGGCATACGATCTACAATACGGTGCACGACGAAATCGACTGCCCGGTGCGTATTGGCGATCGTAAGCATGCGGCTGAGATTCGTGACATCCTTATCAACGCCATGAAGTTGGAAGTTCCTCTCGTCGTCGACGTTGAAGTCGGCCCGAGCTGGGGCGAATGTGAACTAATCGAGGTGTAGCATGGAAAAGAGACCTGGCGTAAAGCGCCACAACTTCTGCGACCTGGACATCCAGGACATTCGGTGTTTCGTAGTCTACATCGAAGAAGGCACATCGACCGCGGCCGGTAAACGTCTGAACATGACCCCTGCCAACGTGATCTATCGGGCAAAGGTTATCCAGAAGCATATCGGTATACCGATGTACCTGGAATCTGCAACACACGCGTTGCCACACTCTGGCGGTCGGCACTTCACGGATCTCACTGAACTCGGCAAGATCGTGTTTACGATTCTGAAGGACATCCTCCAGCGCTACGACAACCTGGTTGAGCTCATGCGTGCGTATAATCCGACTCCCGGTAATACCCGGATGGAGACAACACATGGTGTGCCGTTCAACATGAATCCAGCAATCCCGCAAACGGCCGAGGCTGAAGCCGGCGCGGTGACAGTCTACGAC